AGAAAGCAGAGGCCAATTATGAAAAACGCATTGCTGATAACCGCGCTGCTCTTGACCGCTGGATGCGGAGCCAAGCCGCTAAAGGTTCTACCGGAAGCACCGGAGCAAGCCAAGTCGCCCCAGTGCCCGGAGAAGTTGTGTCAGGAGCCGAAACGGCCATCGTTCCTGTTGCCGATCTCGAAATAGTCGCTGACGCCTATGCGCAGTTGGATGCGCTACGGGCTTGGGCGCTTGAGGTCGGTAAGGTTAAATAGTTTCCCCGTCATCGCTGACTTAATCGTTTTGTAATCCCACCATGCGCCACAGCCGCACTCGCTTTCTTTCAGTGCAGCGCAGTCGCATAGCTTGGCGTCGGCTTCTAGCGCATTGATTGCGGCTTTGATGCCAGCGTCATAGCCTGACTGCCATTCGGATGCGGGATCGGTCATTTGCTTTGGTCCCGCAAGACTGCGTCCACCACGGCTTGCAACATCTGGTCCTCAAGTCCTTTGCGGATGCCTTGTTCAACAAGGCGCATCCAGACTGTGTGGTCGTAATTACCATTGAGGTAGTTCTGTGAATCCTCGCTGCTGCTTTTCCATGCTTGAAGGGCGCAGATTTCCCGTGCGCCCTGTGTGATTTCTTCGTCTGTCATACTAACCTCGTGATAAATGTGACGCCTTCGACAGTGCGGCATTTGAAGGCTTTGCCGTGGCGGATGCCATATTGCGACACATTGCGGTTGATCCGCTTAGTGTCACCCTTCTTAACGGCTGGCATGGTGGCGACTTCGCCAATTTCCAGTGTTCCCATAGGATAAATCATTGGACGGCTCATGACCACCAATCCTCTTCCATCTCTTTGCGCTCTTCCTCTGTAATGTCAGGCGCGGTTGCAATGAGATATGCGGTCAATATCCAGACCGATATGACCAACAGAAAAAGCCAATTATCTGCGGTCATTTGCCTTGTTCCTTTTCACGTTCTGCGCGGCGTTCGGCAAAGGTCTTGCCATCGAGGCCGCGCAGCGGCCATGCGCTGTCGGATGATACGCGATGTTTGCGCCCCATTGGCGCGGCTTGTTGTGGTTTAAACATTTAATCACTCCTTATTGCTAATACCCTCAAACTATAATTAGAGGGTTCGTGTGTCAAACAGAAAATTACATATCGACTATAAAAGTTTTAGGCTTCTTGCGTGAGAGCAGCCGAGACATCCAAAACTCATGCTCTGCGCCAGTTGTCCGATCAGCGTGATATTTGAACAGCGCCCGTGCCAGTGGGTCATAACCTCGGCTCTTATGCGTGGTGATAAGTGGCGATGGCATCATGGGCTTTAGATCGGCTGGTTTACGGCGTTTATCATCAGCAAGGGCGCTCTCAATGTCCCTTATCGTAAGGCGGAGACCATTCTCGCTGTTGATATAGTTGAGAACTGTCGATTTGTCGCTGATGTAGCCGCACAGGTGGCGGATTTGCATTTTTATGTTGTAGTCCATTTCATTTCTCCTCCGAAAATCTCTAAGAATTGCTCAATTTTTAATTTGGCATCCTCTGCCCCATGACACACCAGAGCAGTGTAGCCATTGGCTTCAAGATACTGAATCCAGTCCTTCTGATCCGGTGATAGTCTGCCGCCCTTTACCCGCTTCATTTCGATCCAAAGTCTGAACGCAGGAACGAACAAATCTGGCACGCCAGCACTGACGCCCTCGACCTTCAACTTTGCGGCAGCAGACTTTGATCGATAGCCTCCGTTCGGGATCGCAAATATTCTCACTGGGCCGTAGGTCTGGCGGAACCACATAACCAATTGAGCCTGTTCGTAATGCTCTGATGGAAATACATCTGTCAAAACGGAACCTCCCATGACCAAGCGGCGCACTGCCCTTGGCTATTAACGAAATCGGCTGGTGGATACATGTTAAAGGCAAAGCACTTGCCGTCCCCGGCAAAGTGATCGCAAGTGTGGCAGCACTTCGGCGGACCAGCTTTCATCCACTCTTCGTATTGAATTAAAAAATCTGGCTTTGGCAGTCTAGGCATGTTCCCATTCCCTTTTTATAACCCTATAATATTTGCCATCGCGGCGGAACGTAATGTAGGTTGGCGGCTCACCAAGGTTCAGCGAATCTGCCCAATCATCTAAAGAGTCGCCCGGTTCAAACTGAATACCAGCCTTTCTTGCAATGTTCACAACATTTGTAATCGCCCTCTGCCCAGCATAACCGTCATGGGTGACAGGCAAATATTCAACTACGCTCGGATCAGATAACCCACCATAATAAGAAACGGCAAGCATTTCTTTGCCGGACGCTCGGCTAACGTGCTTGCGCCAGTTCCAGCCTGTTAGGTCCATCTCCTCTGCATCCAAGCCCATAATGTCATCATTACGAAGTTTAAGCTGTACAGGTTCCGGTACAGGAAATGGCTCACCGCAAGCCGGACATTCCTTGGCGCTGATGTGGACAAGTTCATGGCAATTTTCACAAGCCTTTGTCGGAGCATCGCCATCTCCCTCGCCGTCCTTGCGGCTGGGTGGTTGGACGTTGGTAATAGGACCGTGCATTTGCACCACGCCAGCAAAGTCAAGCACAAGGCAATGGTCGGTGTGGTCTTTGATCCGCATCCCGCGCCCAGCCATTTGGACATAAAGGCTCGGACTCATCGTTGGGCGAAGCATAACAATCAAGTCGATATTCGGTGCGTCAAAACCAGTGGTAAGGACGTTGGCGTTGGTCAGCGCCCTGATCTTACCAGCCTTAAAGTCATCCAATATGCGCTGCCGCTCCGTTTTTGGCGTTTCCCCTGTGATGCAAGCTGAGGTTATCCCTCTGGCTGACAGCACTTTGGCAACATCCTGCGCGTGAGCCACGCCAGTGCAAAAGAACAGCCACGACTTACAATCCTCGGCCAGTTCAATCACCTCATCCACGACCCTGTAATTATTATCGGATGTGTTGACTTTCGCCTGTAATTCGCTCTCGATGAACTCACCGCCGCGCTTATGCACGCCAGCCGTGTCGAGCGTATATTTGGTTATCTTACTGCGCAGTATCGATAGGTGGCCTTTGCTAATCAACTCCTCGATCCCAACAGGCTGGAGCAGATCGTGAAATAGCGCCGGGGCGTCTGTGATTAACCCGTGACCCAAGCGATATGGCGTGGCCGTCAAGCCAATCACCCTCAAATTTGGATTGATCTTTTTCAGACCAGCAAGGAAGGTGCGGTATCCACCCTCATTTTTGTGGCTGACCAAATGGCACTCATCGATGATGCAAAGGTCGATGAAGCCAACCTCTTCGGCCTTTGTCCTGATCGACTGAATCCCCGCGAAGGTGATTGGCTCACCAAGCTGCTTCAGCCCCAAGCCAGCAGAATAAATGCCCATTGGTGCATTGGGCCAGTGCTGGCGCATCTTCTCTGCGTTCTGGCTAATCAGTTCCTTAACGTGCGTCAGCATAAGCACGCGGGTCTCAGGCCACTTTTGCAGTGCGTCCTTGCAAAGCGCAGCAACAATGTGGCTCTTGCCGGAACCAGTCGGCAGCACCAAGCATGGATTTCCCTCGTTGCCATCGCTGAACCATTGAAGCAGTTGGTCGATGGAACGCGCCTGATAATCACGAAGCATTAGCCCACAACCTCCGCATCAGGAAACAAAGCCTTGACAGATTCGACAACCGGATCGCCGCACACCTCTGGGTGGCTGAGAATTTCGCGGCTCTTGTATCCGCCAGTTCCGTTCTTGATTTCCCTGTCGCCAATCCGCCATTTCACGCTGTGGCCGTCATCGCTGGGCGTCATAACCCAAGGCACAAGGTCAAGGTGCAGCACATGGTCATCACAACCCTCATGCTGAAACTCCTCTGGGATGCCATCGGCTTCGTGCCGCTCACAAGTCCATGTGTTGTCTTCTTTGGCAGTTGCGTGCGCACAGGTGCGGCAGTTGACCCGTTTGGTTAATTTTGTCTTGTGGCAAAAGGCGTGCGCCGGGCAGAACTTGCACTGATACCAGCTAGGATCGGCGCTGACTGGCTCAGGCATACGATCTGACATCGCAATGCGCTGTCCACGGGCGATATACTTCTCGGCCACATCCTTGTCGTATTTTACACGCTCGGTGTAGATGCGGTCATCATCCTTGCAGATGGCGAAATAAAGCGCACGCTGCAACTGCGTCCCGTGCATGTAAACTTGCATCTGGACATAGTGCATGGGCTTGGACTTTTCGACGCCGTTCTTAACCAAATCATCAAATGATTTCTTCGAGTGCGTCTTAAACTCTGCGACATGTCGCTTCTTTGGGGACTCAGGCACACCCCTCTCAATGACGGCGTCTAAGCTGCCGGAAACGTGCGATCCGAAGCTGACAGACCTCTGCGCTCCGCGAACGTCTATACCAATGGAGCGAAGGTCTCGGATAATCATATCTTCTTCGCGGTGGCCTCGCCGGAACAGGCGCAATATGCGACCATCAAATTCCTCGACCACAGCCCAGCGAAAATTGAGCCACAACCAGCGATCACAATGGTGGCCCAGAAGGCTAACACCCATATGGCCGCGTGGCTTGCCCTGTTTTGACGCATGGTATTGATCAATTAGATTTGCAATGTTATGCACTGGTTCGGGCATTGCGCTCATATTACTTTCCCTTCCTAAAAACTTCCCCCGCCCTAGAAATAGAGCGGGGGTTTATTTTTACTTAGCCCAAGGTGGCTTGATACCTTCGGGTGCAGCGGCTGGAGCAGGAGTCGCTGGCTGAGTAGAAAATACGGCATTTGTCGGAGCAGCCATTGGTGCGCTTGACACGGAGCGGAAGCCACCAATCTCGTTGCGCGAATCGCTGTATCCGTTTGCCTTATCGGCTTCGGAAGCGTGTTTAATCTTGACGCGGATGCCAAGGACGTTTCCGATTAGCTGGTCGCTGTCTTGGATCGTGCCAAGGCCAATGGCGCGTAGAATTTCACCAAGTTGCTGGCGGCCAATCTCTTCGGCGCGTGCCGACTGGTTGCGGATGTTGATTGTGCCAAAGATGACACGGCCTTCATGCGTTGGACCAGTGATGTCGTAACGCATGTCCAGCTTCTGACCCGTACCGCTCTTGGTCATGTTGATGTCAGCCTTGGTGATAGTGGCTGTATACCAACCCTCTGGAACCAAGTCATAGGTACGATCCGATACGGGAAGGGAATCTACCGAAAATGTTTCACCTAAAAATGCCATGCTACTTATCCTTTTTTACTGATTGTGAATGATGGTCGCCCCGGCGTTGCCGTAATGGCATCCAGTAGCGGTTTGGTTATTGCCTCATCAGCAGCCTTCCACGCCGCTGCATTTATTTCCGGCTTCCACCGGAAGAGGCTGATTAGATGTGCGCCAAGATCGTTCTCAGCCGCAATCTCTTGCAACAGGTCGGCATTGACCCTGCGATTGATCCGGCCTTCGATTTTGATCTTAAAGCCATCTGCATCGATGTTAGATGTGCCTTCCAAGTTCTCTGGTATCTCAAATTGCTTGACAAGTGCATCTTCGATGCGCCGCCGTTCCTCAACAGCGCGGCGCTCTTCTTCTTTGGCTTCGATCCATTGCTGGTAAAGGGTCACGCCCCACCCCCAATCTTGGCGATGATTGCACCAAGGTCAGGCGCTTCCCAAGTCGCCAAACGACCTGAGCGATCCTTGGCTAACCAAAGGCCGTCGCTGTCGCACATGATAGCACGCTGGGCATTGCCGTCAGAGTCACGCTCGACCCGAAGGGCCAGCACCTCGTCAAAGAAATATGGCAGACCCTGCGTCAGAGATTTGCCGGGCATTGATGGGTTGTAGAGCAACTTGCCCATCTCGTCCTGCGACTTCTCCAGCTTGGCGCTCATGTAAACGTGCTTATTCGGCAAATCGCGGAACGCACGGATCAGTTCCTGCATGGTGGTATTGAGTTCACCATAAGCAGCCCGACCATCTTTGTTGGTCTTCAGTTCGTGCTGCAAAACAACCTCAGCCACTTCGCTGATGCTGTCCAGCGCAACGCTTTGGAACGCCTCGGCCTCTTTACTGTCCTTGGCCCAAGCATACGCCTCGCGTAAATCTTCCATGTTCTTAATTTCAAGATAAGGAAGGTCGGCGTCTTGGATTGACAACAGACCGCCCTCAGCAGATAATACAACAGGATTCGGCAAAGTGCGGATAAGAGATGTCTTACCAGCGCCAGCCTGACCATATACAAGCAACTTTACGCCACTGGCAGTAAGGCCACCCGTCTTCTTTATATTAATAGCCATTTGGCTTCTCCTTGAAACACCAGTCGGACCATCCAGTCGGTGTGTGAAAAGACCTTTACAGCCACAATCGTCATATGTAAAGGAGAAAAATCACATTTAAAAGGAGCAATGAAAATGGTAGAATTAAGCTGGATTAGGGAGGCCCTGCTAGATCGTAGGCCAAAAGTCGTGGCGGAACGAACGGGGCTGCATGTCAACACCATCACACGCATTCGTGATGGCAAGGAGACCAACCCTAAGATTAATACGTTAAACTTGTTGGCTGTTTATTTGATGGGTGAAGGTGAGTGAGATACGGTTCAGTATGTAGCGGCATTGAGGCTGCAACTGTTGCTTGGCATCCACTGGGTTGGGAGCCAGCATTCTTTTCGGAAATAGAACCAGCGCCACGCTCTGTGCTTGCACATCACTATCCTGATGTGCCGTGTCATGGCGACTTTACCACTATTGGAGCAGATGACTATGGATCAATTAACCTTCTTGTCGGAGGAACACCCTGTCAATCCTTCAGTGTTGCAGGACTCAGAGGCGGATTGGATGATGACCGTGGCAACTTGGCCCTTGAGTTTCTTAGGCTTGCTCAACGAAAAAGGCCCAAGTGGTTGGTTTGGGAGAACGTCCCCGGCGTCTTGTCATCAAACGGAGGACGGGACTTTGGTTCCATTCTCGGAGGGCTGGTCGAATGCGGGTATGGGTTCGCCTACAGAGTGCTTGACGCTCAGTATTTCGGAGTGGCCCAAAGACGCCGCCGTGTGTTCGTTATCGGATGTCTTGGAGACCCAGCCAGTGCCGCAGCGGTTCTTTTTGAGCGCCACAGCTTGCAAGGGAATTCTGCGCCGAGTCGACAAAAGGGGCAAAGACTTGCCGACACCCTTACGGTTGGCGCTAATCAGTGTAGCGGATTCATAGGGGATATAACAGATGACAAATGGCCTGCTGAAGTTGCTCCAACCATAAATGCTCATTTTGGGAATAAGATGGGACTAGAAAATCAACACATTAATGGTGGGGCTGGTTTGTTTGTTCCAGATACACAAGGTACAACTCATGCTTTCAAAGTAAGAGGTGGATGCGATGGTGGCGGCAAAGGCTATCTTGGTTCTGACGAAGTTGCTTTCACGATAAGCACACATCAAGACCAGCACATATTTCAAGAAACAAAGCCGAATGAAGATTTAATCTGCTTTGAAGCTAATATGTCGATGCAAGCTCCAGCAGTTGGGGATTTGCATCCAACAATTACAAGGCGAACTCACGCAGCCATAGCTTTTCCAATAAACACGCAGATTGGGCTTCGCGGAGCTGACACATCAAATTCAAAACGAGAAGGTCTTGGATTAGGTAATGAAGGCGACCCATCATTCACACTACAGGCAGCGCACTCTCATGCAGTTGCAACCCAAAGCGCAGTGCGACGCCTCACGCCACGCGAATGCGAACGGCTACAAGGTTTCCCAGACGATTACACATTAACGCCGCATCGCAACAAACCAATGGCTGATGGCCCACGCTACAAGGCGCTAGGCAACAGCATGGCAGTCCCAGTAATGCACTGGATAGGTAAACGAATACAAATGGTGGAGGATTTAAAAATATGATAACACCGCGTCAGAAAAACCTTAATGACATTGCCGAAATAGCTGAAGAGCATGGCTACACGATCCACGACATACTTGGGCCGTCACGCCTAATGCATTTGGTCGGTGTTCGTCGTAAGTGCATATTCATGTTGCGCAACAAGGGCTACTCAACAACTGAGATAGGGCGTATAATGAACCGCAATCACACTACAGTTGTCCACGCATTGCAGAAGATGGCACAGGAGGCTCTTAATGGCTGATTTAACGAATATATTAGGTGGCCCTTGGTCGCCACCAACTGAGATTAAGCCGGACCCACCGGAGGTGCAGCTTAGGGATGCCATTGCCGCATTGGGCATGACACCACCTGAGAAGATACAGCTTGATGGCAAGTTGCACCGCTTCCGTAGCGGAACAAAGGGTGCGCCGGGCAAGGGTGACAAGCCCGGCTGGTATATATGCTTTGGAGATGGTGTTCCAGCCGGACGCTTTGGCTGCTGGCGCTCAGGCGTCGAGTCCACTTGGCGTGCGGACATTGGGCGCACCCTGTCGGACGCAGAGCAGATCATTCACGCTCGGCGCTTGGCTGAAGCCATAAAGCTGCGTGATGATGAACTAAAGCGTCAGCGCGAGGTTGCTTCTACCACCGTCGAAACTATTTGGAGCAAGGGCGCAGAGGCAGACGCCGCACATCCTTATCTTGTGCGCAAAGGTATCCAGACACACGGCGCAAGGGTGACTGGCGATGGACGGCTCATGGTCCCGCTATACACGCCGGAAGGTGAACTATCCTCGATCCAGTATATCGATTCCGACGGTGGCAAACTATACCACGCTGGGGGCCAAACGGGCGGATGCTCGTGGATGGTCGGAACAATGGATGAGCCGGGCGCTTTATACATTGCAGAAGGCTATGCCACAGCAGCCACGATCCATGAGGTCACAGGCCGTCCATGCGTTGTGTCATACTCGGCATCGAACCTTGTGCCAGTCACCGGAACATGCCGCGAAAGGTACGGCCCATCGCAAGAAATCGTCATTGTGGCTGACAACGACCAAAGCCGCACAGGCCAGAAATATGCTGACCAAGCCTCGGCCAAGCATGGCGCAAGGGTCGTAATCCCTCCGGTGCTTGGCGATGCCAACGATTACCGTGCAGATGGCAATGACCTTTTGGCGCTCCTAAGCCCACCCGCATCCGATTGGTTGGTGGCAGCAGATGATTTCTGCCAACAGCCAGCCCCAATCAAGTGGCTGGTAAAGCACTGGGTGCAAGAAGAGGCTCTCATCATGGTCCACGGGCCGTCAGGGGGCGGAAAGACCTTTGTGGTTCTGGATTGGTGCTTGCACATCGCTTCGGGCAAAGAGGCGTGGAACGGACACAAGGTTAAGTCTGGGTCAATCGTCTATTTGGCTGGTGAGGGACATCACGGCATCCGCTCACGCATCTCAGCATGGAAGCAGCACCATGATGTCACCAAGACAAATATGTGGCTATCCAAGGCTGGGTGCGATCTGAACACGCCCGAAGGCTACATCAAGGTCGTTGAAGCCATCAGGGGCTTGCCTGAGACACCAAGTGCCATTGTCGTGGATACGTTGCACCGCTTCCTTTCCGGCGACGAGAACAGCGCACAGGATGCCAAGACCATGATCGATGCCTGTGCATCGTTAATGCGTGAGTTCAATTGCAGCGTTGTCTTGGTTCACCACACTGGTGTTTCGGATGAGGCCCAGCACCGGGCGCGTGGATCGTCGGCTTGGAAGGGTGCTCTCGAAATCGAGATCAGCATCATCCCAGCCAAGGGCGAGAACCCTATGCAGATTGTGCAGCGCAAGTCCAAGGATGCCGAAGAGGCAAAGCCTGTCTACGCTGAACTGAAGCTGGTTCATATCAACGGCTGGTTCGATGAGGATGGCGACCCTGTGTCCAGTGCCGTCGTGGTCCAGACCGACGCTCCACCTGAGCGCAAGAAGGAGTCAAAGGAAACGGGCTGGATGAAGATGCTCGAAGGGGCATGGAGGGCGTCAGGCGAAGAGGTCAAAGATGGCAAGCCTTACATCACCCGCTCCGCGTTCATCGATCTGCTTATAGGTCGTGGCTCGAAACCAGAGGCAGCAAAGAAGGCATGTGCGCCTAATGATTCTGCTCGTCCAATTGGGGGTCTTTTGAACGCTCAAATGATCGAACCGACAGAGCATGGATGGGTCATAATTTGCCCTCAAAGTTCCGCTTCTATGATGATGACCCTAAATGGCGAGGGGACATGGGGGACATGAGGGGACATTTAGGCCATGTCCCCGAAAAAGTGACGATTTTCTGCCATTTTTTAGGTGGCGGGGACATGAAAAGGGACATGGAAGGGGCAAAAGTGAGTTGGGGACATGAGGGGACAATGGCCTTTAGGCCATGTCCCTTTGTCCCCTCGATGCTCGCGTGAGATTGGAAGGATGATTTATGATAGATAATGTGAACGCACCAACCCACTATCGGCAGGGTGAGATCGAGTGCATCGATGCTATTCAATCGGCGTTGACACCGGAGGAGTTTAGAGGATACTGCAAAGGCAATGCGCTGAAATATATTTGGCGTGAGCAATATAAGGGTGGTGATGAGTCGCTGCGTAAAGCGCAATGGTATCTGGACCGCATCGTCAATTTGATATAAGGAATGAAATATGGATAAGGACGATGAAAAGTGTGGTAGCTGTTATTTCTTTCAGCAGTCGCCAAGTGGTGAGCATGGTTACTGCAAGCGATACCCTCCCGCGTTCACTGGGGCTGATGATCGCGGTAGAGTTAAGTTCCATAATCCGGTGGTGAGTCCCTACAGCTTCTGTGGTGAATTTGAGGAAATCTAAATGCTGGCTCTAAAGATGGACACATCCGATCTGGATCGTAAGTTCAAG